TTATTTTAGCATAAAATCAGAAAAAAGAGAAGCTGTGGAATCTTTCTTTTCTTGCGTAACATGTGTATAAATATTAGATGTAGTTTGTATATCTGCATGTCCTAATCGTTCTTGTACGTCTTTCAGCGAAGCACCAGCTTCAAATAAAAGTGAAGCGTGTGTGTGACGGAAGCCGTGAGAAGTTATTTTTTTTAATTCAGTGTGATGTTTAAAAATGTTATCTAACCACGAATAAGTAGAGCTGGGATTATAATAATTTCCTTCATTGTCAAATATGATTTGTACTTTATCTAATCTTAAAATTTGATGATTACCACGCTGATAACTTTTCCATTTCTTTAACACGTCAACTGTAGATGCATCTATACTTATGTCTCTCTTTCCAGCTTTTGTTTTAGTAGCATTCACTAAAATGCGAGCATGCTCACCACGTGAGAGAGTTTTGTTTACATACAAACGTTTATTGTTTAAATCTACATCGTTCCATGTCAGCGCTAGCGCTTCTGATTTTCTCAATCCCGTGAAAGCTAACAGATAGAAAAAAGTATATTTGAAAGTGTCGTCTTTGACAGTATCTAAAAACGAACGTAATTCATACTTGTCATAGAATGTAATATCTTTTTCCTCTTTTTCTATCATTTCTCCGCGAGGTACAACAACAAACGCAAAGGGATCACTCTCTATTAAATGTAACGAAATAGCATATTTGAAGACACGAGAAGTTAAATTTTTCAAACGTTTATATGACGTCGGATTAGATTTTGACCATGCATTTATGACTTGCTGACAGAAGTGTATGTCTATTTTATCAATAAACTTATCGCTAAAAACTGGCAATATGTGATGATTAAAAAATATTTTAGTGCGTTCTAACGTGCTTTCTTTGACTGTTTGTGTGTAAAGTTCTAGCCACGTGGAATATACTTCTTCAAATTTCAGCGCCTTTTTTTGAGTTTTTAATCCACCTTCTTCAAATATCTGCATTTCAATGCGCTTTAGCTCCATTTTAGCTTCTCTCTCTGTTTTAAATCCTCTACGTGTAGTCTGTTTTCGTTTTCCAGTCATGTTATCTATGCCAGCGTAAACTCGAAACATATAACTAATTTCATTTTTTGAATTCAAATACGATTTAATACGTTTATCCATTTTTATCCTCCTGACCGAATGTATGTTCTTTTGAAGGGTAAAGCAAATTATGGTAAAATGAATTTGCATACTCCTATGTGTGTATTTGAAAACGCTTATCTCTTGCGGGGAGGGCGTTTTTTGTTTATTTTACTCATTCTGTTGGTATTTCAATATTTGTACCCATATCAGTTTTCAATGAAATTAATTGTGAACTATTTTCATTGGGGAAATTGACAGTAATCGCATAGTTATATTTTTTATCATTCCAGGAATAAGTTCCGTGTGCACTGTACACATCATTAAATGATTTACCATCTTCTGTGGACTTTACGGCTGGCATTTTAGTAATGTTATATTTGTCGCTATTCCATGACCATTTAACATTGTCAATTTTATCGTATTTCTCAATATAAAATTGAACTTGAGTAATAACACTAGCGTCAGATATTTTTAGATTCGTTTTCTTACTGGATTTCTTGCTTTTTTCTAGTTTATCTTTTTCATTGTTCTTTCTAGTACTTTCTTCTTTTTCGGTAGTATTCTTTGATTTTACATCATCATTACCACAAGCAGTCAAAGCGAAGCTAAATGCAAGCAATAAATTAATTATTAAAAATATCTTTTTCATTTCATTCCTCCATTTAATTTCTATATAAACACATTTGTGCAAATACCTAACAAGCAATAATCTGTATACTACTTCTAAGAATAATTATATATCCATTGCACTCAATCGTATTTCCAAACTTGCTTCTATAATATTCAATTGAATGCTTTAAAAAATCTTCAGTTACTTCTAAAAACTCTGAAACCTCGTAGTACTCAGTAAAACCTTCATAATAAGCATCAATAATTTTACGCAAGGGGACTAATGATTTATAACCCCAGTTTCTCGCAAGCTTTTCTTGCTTTATGTCATTAATCGTTTTCTGCTTAGTGATGTTACCAACAGTCAATTTGTAATGCCCAATCTCCTCTGCCAATGTGCAACGCATCTCGGTATCGTTCTGATTTGGGTTTACAAGAATATGCTGATTGATATACAGTCCCTTATGAGCATATTCCATGTTTCTGTCTTCTATGATAGTTAGCTCTGGATATTGCTCTCTGTATATATCTAGCCACATACGTTCATCTCATTTCTTATTTATATTTTTGTTGAATGAAATCAATATACTCAAGAATTTTTTTCATGTCTTCTTCTGTTGCGGATGGATCAATATGCGCGGCTAGTGTTACAACTTCTTCTGTGATGTCTTTGCCAATTTGCGGGTTGTCAGTACGCCCTAAAAGATAATCGGTAGAGACGTTGAAGTAGTCTGCTACTGCTTTTAATTTGTCAGCGCCAGGTGTTTTTACTTTCCATGAGTAAATAGCATTTTCTCCCATATTCAATTTTAACGCCAGTTCTTTGAGAGATATTTTTTGTTTTTCTGCTAATACCTTTACCCTTTCAAACGTAGTCATGTCAATATTCCCTCCAAAGAAACATATGAAAGTACGAAAAAGAATAATAAAACACTTGACTATTATTCTAAAGAGTACTATACTATGTTCATAAGCTAATTATTTAGCTAATCAAGACACCAAATAACCCATATAATACTCGTTCCCCAACGATTTATGGCTTTTAAGAAGGCTTGTTTAGCTATGTTTATATAGTACTCTATAGAGTTCTTTTTGTCAACAGTATGCTAAATAATTAGCTAATAAGGTAGAAAGGAGCAAACACATGTCAGTAGAACATCGACGTTTCGCTGTTGCGATATACGCAAAACTAAAAGCAATAAATATGAAACAATCTGATTTAGCAAAAATGTTAGGTATTAGCAATCCTTATTTATCAGATATCATAAACGGCAAAAGAGACGCATCGAAAGTTAGAAAAGAAATTGCGGAAATTTTAGAAATAGATGTTGATTAGAAAGGAGATTGACATTAAATGATCATCAAATTAGACAAGGGCAGTTATTATTCGCAACAAGAGTTACTTAAACAATTAAGCATTGGTTATGAAACATTAAGGAAACTTGAAATCAAAGGAGAACTTTCCGCACGTAAACTAGGAAAGACTATCTACTATCAAGGTGCAGATGTTCTAGATTCTTGGGACAGGATGCTAAAGAGGTGAATATGAATATAAGAAGGTGTGAAGATGAACGACGAAATTCAAGATTTAATTGTTGAAATACGAAAATACGACCCAAATTACATTCCGAAATCGGTTGGAAAATATTTGCTAGTTGAACTTCAATCAAGGCATTTAGATCATCAAATTAAATATAAGAAAAGACCTAAGTACAAGCATAGATTCGCGAATTCGATTGAGCGGCATTGGTAAAAGAAAAACCCACAGCTATAAATAGTAAGTTAGAGCTTACTAAAACCGTGAGTTACAAAATAATATTTAAGGTAATTATATCACAGAAATGGAGATATGAGAATGAAGAAATTTTTAAATGAACATGAAAGTAAGCTACTAGTATTTATGTTTTGTTTTCAAGTAGGTGCATTATTATCAGTCACATATATTATCGCTGAATGGATAAAAATATTTTTGAAATGAGGTTTTGCAATGAAGCTTTTACGATTTTTCGGACTAGTCAGTGTAGATGAAAACGGAAATGAATATATTGAAAAATCAGACAGAAATACATTAATTTGTTTAGCTTTGACAGTGTTAATTGCATTCGTTGCAGGAATCGGCGGATTGATATTAAATGGCTGAATTAATAATGATTGTTGCATTAATACTACTATTAATGCTGCTTGCAAGGAGTGATAGAGAATGAATGTAGAAAATCCGATGATAGTTGATGATTACTGGGATGATGGATTTCGACACTGAGGAGCGTTGATAGATGAATGTAGAAAATACAATCGATTTATGCAGATTAAAAGAAATGTTGTTATATCAAAAAGAAAAAACGCAAAGAAATTGATTTTCAGATTGAGATTTTAGAGCGATTGATAAATGAGACATCAAAGAAAGATAACAAAGAAACTCAAATATGGCTGAGCAAGGAGTTAAACACATGAAAACAATCGCAAATGAGTATCAAGAATACATCACAGAAAGAATAAGACTAGGTGACAACGGTATAAAGCTAACTGCTTATAGTTTTGAAAATGGCTATCAAGCGAGAGTGATAGAAAACCTTGACTCTAATTTTGTATCACTCGTACTTGTAAAGTCTCATGACGGAAAAAACTCTATAAAAGATATTTTGCTTGAATTAACGAACGAACAACTGATTGAAAAGCTAGAAGAGATAAAGAATTTATAAATTAAGAAGTTAGAAAGGATGTTTTTCTTGGGGAAATATTATTGGCATGTGTCAAGGCTTGGTGGGAAACCGACAGAAATTCGACACTATAAGCACATTACAAAAATGTATAAATTTATTTTGCGAAATCCTGCTATGTTCAAAGACAAAACTTTAACGATTTATGATCACGCAAAACCAGTTACAAACATGACGTTTAACGAAATTAAGTATAGAGCTAGTTTGAATTTATGTGAAACGGTAGAACGAAAGTATGTGTTAGGACTTAAGCAAAGGCTTACGGAGGAACAGAAGGAGGCTAGAAAGTGAAACGAATACTTAATTATCCGGGCAGTAAATGGAGTTTGGCAGATTTAATCATTGATAATATGCCGGAGCATAAAAGTTATTTAGAACCATTCTGCGGATCATGCGCAGTCTTTATGAACAAGCAAAAAGCTACTTTAGAGACGATAAACGATTTAGACAGTCGACTAGTTAATCTTTTTAAAGCAATGCGTGATAATCCAGAAAAACTGCAGTATTTAATTATGCACACGCTGTATTCTCGTGAAGAGTATATGCTTTCGCATGAAATATCAAGTGATTCATTAGAAGACGCTAGACGCATGGCTGTGAGGCTCTGGTTTGCTGTTGGTGGTAAGACCAATGCAAATGTTGGATTTAGAAAAAACGTGTCTTGGAATGGTCCTTACAACGCATATGAATGGAATGACATGTATAACCGAATTGGAATAGCTGCAGCAAGACTGAAAGACGCTCAAATCGAAAATGTAGATGCAATTAAACTGATTGAACAGCATAACGATAAAGATACACTGATATATTGTGACCCGCCATATATTCCGACATCGCTAGTAAGTCCACATTATCAGCACGATTTTAGTTTAGAACAACATAAAGAGTTACTCAAAGTGCTTAAAAATCATGAGGGCAAAGTAATGTTAAGCGGCTATGAATCAGAACTATATAAACAAGAGTTATCAGACTGGCCAGCTCTTAAAACAATGACAAAAGTAGGCATTACATCAGAAAAGAAATCAGATAGGCAAGAAATTATTTGGTGCAATTTTGAGCCACCTATGCAATTAAATCTTTTTAAGGAGGAACAAGCATGAAATTTAGAAAAGGCGATAAAGTAGAGTTTATTTGGTCAGGTAAATTGAAACAAGGTGTTGTAACTGAAATAGAAGAAACTAAAAATGCTATATCCTACCAAATTAAATATAGTGGAGACATGGGCATGACTTGGCTGGATGAAAGGGATTTGATTGCGCCAGCTCAAGTTTTAAAAGTCCCGCAATTTGTTGCTGATTGGATTGAGCAGAGAGATGCAAAGGGTGACGATTTATACACCGCAATGGACAAAAGCTGGCAGAGCATGAACTATAAAGTAATCGACTGGCTAGAAGAGGGAGAAGACAGATACAACAAATTCGCACGCGCTTGGCTAGACGGCTACGAAGTCGAGAAGGAACCGCTTTATTATGTAAGATTGCCGCTTTCAACATGGAACGATGACGCAGCCGAATTAGAAGTGATTAATATGTATGTTTTGTTAAATATACAATCTGATGAAACAACTTTTACTGGATCAATTATCAATAAAAATAAGAAATGGAAAACCAAATTAACAGAAGCGGAAATTAAAGGCATGCCCGGAGGAGACATATATTGGCAGTTTGCTGTTCCTGTTGAGGAAGTGGAGGGTGAAGCATGACAGTAGCAGAATTAATCGAAGCACTGAATAGACACGACAAACACTTGCCTGTTTTCATAGGAACTTCACTTTTATGTGAGGTTGAAAAGGATTCGTTATGTAATGAGGTCATTGACGTGCCCGTGTTGTTTTTAAAAACTGCAATAGAGGTGCAATGGCATGAGAGCGATTAAATTCAAAGGAAAGCGCAAAGACAACGGCAAATGGGCGCACGGATACTTTGTCATAGATGACTGTGATTGTGCATATATTATAAACGTTGAGAACGACGGATATAGCGCTATTCCGATAATCAAGACGTGTTATGAGGTTGATGCTGAAACTGTCGTGTGCGCAGGAGAACAAGAAAGCAAACAACTAGTAAGACTTTTAGAAACAGCTAGAAAGTTAGAGATTAAGAAAAACGAAGATAATGTACATCCTGGTCGGATATCGAAAGAAAAAGAGGCGTGGATTGAAGGCCTAGAATTTGCGACAAATATTGCAATTGACTTTTTCAAGGTGCGAAAGGAGTGGGCAGAGAAATGAGAGAGATTGAGTTTAGAGGGAAAGCGATTCATCCAAACAGTCTTGAACAAATTGTAGGCAGTTGGGCATATGGAGGGATATTTGAAAATAAAATTATTTCTAGAAATTTAGATATGGATAGCCATTATCATGGGTTTATTTCGGAAATTGAAATTGACTTAAAAACCATCGGTCAATACACAGGTTTAAAGGACAAAAACGGCAAGAAGATTTTTGAAGGGGATATAGTCGATATTAGTGTTTATGATCGTCTTGATTGGAGCTCAATAAAAGGCAAGGTTGTATTTTTGAATGGCGCGTGGCTAGTTGAGGATGTAGGGCATTTTGCGATAACTCTGCAATCTGAAACAAATGAAATCGAAATTATCGGTAATGTGCACGAAAATTTAGGATTGTGGGAGGCATAG